CTTTTACTGGATTATCTTTATACACTCTGACAACCTGATCTAACCCTTGTATGGCCGCGTTAAAATAAGGGAATATCTTATCAAGGTCCCTTGTCAGGGTGCCGCGTCTCTTAAAGTTAGTTGTTACATCCTGAGCTGCATAGAGAGCCTTTTTCAAATCTCCGCTTTGTTTAGCAGTACGTTTAAACTCCGCTAATCTCGGTGCAGATTCAACCATGTTCATTGCATTCTCGTACATATTGTACGCCTTTGGTAGCGCACCCTTTAATGGGTTTTTATTCATTGGCAATACTGCCCTCTTACTTTGCTTTAATAGATTTCGGTTAGAAGCAATAGAAGATGAGTGACCGCCACCCGTGTTCAAAAATTCTTTATATGACCCACTACCTCTAGCAACGTCGATGGCTGCTGTTGCCAAGTCCATAGCGAACGTAATCGGGTTACCAGTCGTCTTGGATGCAATGTATGCCTGTGGTATATCCCTTGCCAAACTTCGTGTAAATGAGAAGATAGGGTTATTTCCAGTCGTGAGTACTTTCATGGTGTTAGTGAGTTTACCCACGGCACTCATGAAAGCATTGGAGTTTTCAGGTCCCAATGATGTGATTGCATCCAGCAAAGACTTATCATTAATTCGCACATGTACTGGTTCCCCATCCATTAGGACCCGAACGATGTTATCACTATCAAGCTTTGTTTTTTGCATAGCACTGTCAAAGTCTTGGCTAAATCTCAATAAAATATCGTCAATACCTTCGCCGTCTAGCAATAGTTCAGATATGTTGGATTGTTTTTCTGGTTGTTTAATTATTTCTGCGAAATCACTAAAGGCATCAGGATCACGCTTGATATTCTCAACCATGTTCTGCATTACCTGATTACGTTTTGCTGACTTCACAAATGCTTCTACGTTCTCAATGATTGATTCTATCGGGCTTATTATCTTTCGCTGCGAACCGCCTTTTCCTAGTTTCTTAACAGGTACTGACTGGTTACCTAATCCTTGTTTAGCCCTCGTAACGCCACCGCTAGACTTTTCCATTTCAGAGAAGAAACGTTTGTTTGGAATATAGTTGGGATTAGCATCAAACCACGCTGTGGCCTGTTCCTTGGTGATCATACCAGTATCTACAAGCCAGTTGTTAACCATGTCTTTGTTGAAGTTATACAGGTCGTCAGACATTGTTTTAAATTCAGGGAATAACGCTTCAAACTCCTGAATCTTCTTAGCTCCATTTTCAGGGGTCCATTGTAGAGAGTCTTTAAATACTTTTTCTCCTCTCGCGTTACGGGTGATAGCATGTTTATTTAGTAGATAGTCTTCGAAGTCTACGTAAATATCTTTCTTCTTGGGTAGGTCCTGTAATATTTCTTTCAATGACTTACCAACCACGTTACCTGAAGCATCCACCATTTTATCTGTAACAATTTGCTTTGCTATCATGTCAGAACCGCGAGACCCAAGTGCTACCTTATAAGAACCGTCAGATGCTTTTAACTCCTTGCCGATTACATCCTCGACCAACTTATCAAATTTATTTATTGGGTGAAGGTCATCCACTAATGTTGTATATAACTTGTCTACTCTTCCCTTGACACTACTTGGCTCATTGTCGATCCTAGATACCAGCTGAGAGCGTGTATCTGTAGCTAGTGATTCATACGGCTTTGCTTTAGATAATCCTGATATACCAAATCCCTGACCCTCGTTAAACTGATTAGGATTTAATATGTTGCCTTCATATGGTATTGGATTTGGAGTCTCTACAGGCATAATTTGATTACGTCTGCTACTACTCTTCAAAAAATCAGGTATATCCGATGCTGAAAAGTCAGGTGAGTTAACATCTGCTGCCCGTGGCGGAATATAAACAGGTTGTTCAGGTTTAATAGGTGCTAGTGTAGGCGCTTCTGGAGTAACAGGACCCCTTGTAGGCGTAGGTAAACCTTCCAAGGCATTAGGCACAACTTTACCCGTAATCTTATTCTTTAATACGCCAAACCCTGTGCCCACAGCCTTGCCAGCCATACCCAACCCCAAGCCAGCAGCGGCACCTATAGTTGAGTCTGTTAGTAAATCCTTACCACTACGTCCTGAGTCGTTAACAAGTGCCTGAGCTGGGTTTTGAATAGCGCCAGCTATGCCCTCTGTTAAGCCTACCTTAGCCAATCCTTGACCTAAATTGGGAGATACAAAAGGGACTTTACTCAGTCCGTTTCCGAATGCATTGACTGCTTTGCTTCCTATATTAGTAGATAGAAGTTGATCTGCTGCTTTATAAGGTGCAGCCATGGGACCGGAACCTATAGGTGCGCCTGTTGGTACCAATAGAGGGGAGACGTTTCGTCCTAGAAATCCTCCCACTGCATCTACCGTTTTATTGCCTGTTGAGTCAACGGGATTAACAGCCATTCCAGGTATTGCTGTTGCTTGAGACAGGAAATTACCTACAGGGTTACCGCGCGTCAACCAGTTTCCGACATTAGCGACACCTTTAACAGGGGCTGGCCAATTACTCTTCTTAATGTTTTCCTGTTCTATTTCGTATTGCGATTTAACTACTGTCTTGGGAGCAAAATTAAATCCTGTCTGTATTTTGTAATCAGCCAAGGCTTGTTGATCTCCACCGGCTGCCATAATTTTCGTTACTGCTGGATTTACGTAAGGCTTTGATTCTACTGGAGTTGGGTCAGGTTCTATCTTTCGATTACGGACAGCAGAAAACATGCTTTGCTCTGCTGATTTTATGGGAGAGGAAGCGCCACTTAGGACGCGTTCCCTTGCTTCATCACCCTGCTGTTTTCTTCTTTTTCGAATTTCGTCAAATTCAGACATTTACCACACCTCCAGTTAGTACCAATTGTTCTTATCCCAAAATTTTAATGCTTTTTCAGGAGTTGAGTATCTATCTTTAACGTACTTCAATCCAGCCATAGCCTGTTGGTATGGGTCGCTCCAATTAACACTAGTACCACCATAATTTTTCCGTGTCCCATCCAGAAATTGAAATAATCCAGCGGCAGAAGAGGTTTTGTTTTTAGCACTTGAATTAAAGCTAGACTCACGAGCTACAAGTTCCAGTGTCGGCTTAAGCCACGTTTCAGGGAGTCCAGAATCTTTGATAGCCTTGGTGATTGCAGAACTTGCAGTAGCGTAATTTTTAGGATTTGCTTTAGAATCTTTGACCGCTTTGTAATAATTAGCATAGGCCCCAGAGTCCTTCATGTTCGGAAGAACGGGGCCTATTAGTTTCCCAATGTATTGTTTTTAGTGAACGTCTCGATCTCCTTCTTGGTTAATCCCAAAGCGGAGAGTATTTGTTTGGTTTCAGCATCACTCTTGCCAGAATCCACGACATTAAGAAACATTTGCTCTCTCTTTTTAACATCAGTTGTAAGTTTTTCTCCTGTTTTAGTTTGAGTACCAAACTTATCAGTTGTCATAATAGGTTCTGTGTATAAGCTTCTCATGCTATCTAGGATCTGATTAGATGATAGACCACTATCTACTGCCCCTGTAGGCTTAGACATGTCATAATCTAGTGCGGCCCATTGGCGTGAGCTATCATCTTGACTTAGTGCAATTTGAGCTTCACGGTATGATTGTTGATTGTTTTCTTGCAACTGACTAAGAGCATAGTTAAGACCGAACTGGCTAACACTTTGATCGAATTGCGCTTTCCATTGACTGTCAGAGATAGCAGCTCTAGCCGCTGTATAAGCTTGTTGCTCAGTGGCGAAGTTGTTCTGCCATTTTTGCTGACTCTCATTGAAATTTTGTTGCCTGTTTTGGAAGTTGTTCTGCCATCCTTGTTGTCCTTCGCTAAAGTCTTGTTGTCTAGTCTGCAGATTTTGATTGAAGGTCTGTGCTTGGTTGTTAGAATCTAATGTTTGTCCTGCAAGAGTTCGAATACCCATATTGCTATTCTTAGATGCTGACGTTGAATTTACAGCCTTTGAATATGCAGATGGATCAACCCCTAACGAAACCAATTGAGCACGGTAACCATCAGCCTGAGCACTTAATTTAGCCTTGTCAACGGCTGAGATCCCTTTGGTTTCTGCTTGTTGTTTTAATTGAATGATGTTATTAATAGCTGTTTGAGCTTCTGAAGAGAATGGTAAGTACCCTGTCAGTCCTGCGGTTGTATTAGTGTTGTCTATTGCTCGCTGGTCCTCACTTGTATACATCTGAGCCATTGATCCCATATTCGCAAATTTCTGTTGTTCTTGGTTTTGGGCATCAATATATTTCTGATAGGCCTGTTGCATGAGCTGAGGAACAATTTCAGTTTCAACACGTCCCATTTCGTTACTAGATATCTCGCCCATGCGGTCACTGGTGATGGTACTGTTTAGTATTCCGCGGCGGTTCATCTCAGCCTGTGCCTGTGAATTCCCGGCTTCAATATTGGCACCGGCACGTTTCAACGCGGCTTGATATGCTGGGTCTGAATTGGGGTCGTAACTGAATGTGTTTTGTTCTCTATCCAAGTATGATCGCATTAGATCCATCAACTCAGAGCTTTGTGAGTTGTTTGTCTTAGTTGAGGTTGGTGATATAACTGAGCTACTAGTGCTGTTTACGTTAGCTGTAGGAGCTTTGTAACCAAGGTTAGTGTTCAGGTATTTTTGTTGTGCCGATGTATCTTGACCAGCTGATTGTCTATTCTGTATAACTTGTAATGTCCGCGATATCTCATTCTGTGCGTAACCGTTATTGTTTTTAATGTTTAATTGATTCTGTGCAATCTTCTTTTTCAATGCTGCTTCAGCCGTGTTGTAGTCTGCGCCACCGTTACCCAAGTTTGGTGATGCCGCCACGCCTGACACTGTAGGTTGCTTTACCGTTCCAGTTGTATTGAAAACTGCCATGTTACGCCTCCTTTTCAATAGAAAAAGGACCCCGTTAGGAGTCCTTAGTGTGTATATATTTTATTTGATCCAACCGTCAACACCTGTGTACACCTCAGTATGACCAGTGATAACGTTAATCCGAACTGGGTACGTATTTCCATTATTAGTAAGCTCAACGTATCTATACATACCTGGATAAATGAATACAAACAATAAAATAAAAACTACTATTATGGTTAATGAAACTATACTTGGTCGTTTCATCTACTTGTTCAATGCAGCTAATTCAAGTTCTTGTTGCTCTAGCTTCTGTTTAGCTTTTTCTAGAAGATTTACGAGTGTAGCATAAATTGTTTCTGCATCACTAGTAGCACCGAGTTCTTTGTTCCGATCTACTTTCACTTTATATTCACTCGCCTGTTTTTCTAGACCAGTAATTTCAGATTTAGTTCTTTCGATATAATACTCTTGATCTTTAATTTTTGCGTTTAAATCATCCTTAGAATTAGACTCCAAAGTTATTGAACCAGTTATATCAGTTGGGGATGTCAAGGCTATGGTCCCTCCTTTTTTCAGTTCGATATTACCACCAAATCCATTTGTTATTTCTCTTACAGGAACATAACTCTTACCTTGGATAATAACCGCTTTGCCGATGCTCTTACCATCTAAAGTCACAGTCTGTTGACCGTCTACTTTTTTGCCTATCAAATTCTTGATATCATCTGCAAAGGCTGTGGTAGAAATCGTTAAGATGGCACCTATCAATATTCCGATAAAATATTTTTTCATTTCATTACCTCTACTCCAATTTTCTCCAATATACCACAGCCCTGCTTATTAGTTAATGACCTTCTAGTATTTTTAGTCTCCTATATATATCTTGTAGTTCATCTTCCATCGACCTTCCAGTACCATTATTTTTTAAGGAACTCCATCCCGTTACATAAACTCCTTCTTGAGCAAAGAGCTGTATCCTTCTTTGAGTAGACAGGTTTACATTTGCTGAATTGCTTGTCATTGAAAATGTATTATCTTCTGGATTATAAAAGATATAGCAAAGAACACCGTTAACCTCAAACTTTATTACAGGTGAGAATTTTTCCACCGGAGAATATATTTGTATAGAGTTACTAGGACTTTTATAAGCCCCCAGCATATTACTTGTATTGCTCAATTCCACCCTTGGATAAGCATTCTCCCTAGTAGCTATATAAGCCGAAAAGATCTCGCCTGAGGTAAGCTTACCCATATTAGCAGATATGGCTGATAGCTTATCTACATCAATCTTATCTGCCGTGATAGCCTTTGCTTGAATTTTGTCAGCGGAAACAGATCCAGCCACGATAACCTCAGCATTCAACTCGTTCACATTCCGCGTGTCCAAGTTCTGCAACAACCACGATAATTCCTTTACCATAATCCCTACAGCATTCTTAACTTGCTCTAAGGATGTCAATCCATCCACGTTAGGTAGGTTAAATCCTGCCACTACGATCCCCTCCTAGACAATTCTCTAATGATACGATGAATCTTAACCTTACCTGTACCGTTTATCTTAAGCCTGTACCACGTCTCAGGAGTACGAACAATAATAGGAATCTTGATACTTTGTATCTTGCCTGTGCCGTTGGAAGTGGTATATACCTGATTCCACGTACTGGTTTGTGTGCCACCTTCTGCGCCGCCTGCGTAGGAGATATTGAGCGTTGAACCTATTTCTATATCAGCCACGATATAAATCTTGTGTATAGCCTTCCTGACCGTCTCATCATCTTCACTAAACGGCTTCGTCTCAATACTCCAACTGATTAGGACCCCAGCATCATTAGCACCGCCCACCTTCATGATCCTTCCCTCTGCTGTGCCATAATATAGCGTCTGTCCATCCAAATAAAATGAAGTAGCTACATAACTCTCAACCCACCATGATTGACGTTGTAGATCATATTTGAGCGTCACATTAGGTATTGTCTCTGATCCAGTCACCAAAGATAGATATATAAAACGCCCATCCGTGCCAGATACACAGTGTTGGGCGTATTCTAAATTTATTTTGCTAATGTAATTCCTTACAGGATCACTGACCTTTGTTGGTGTAGCCCCACCCATGTAGACATAAAAGCCATCGGATGCTAAGAAGAATAATAAACCTTCATTCGTCTGAACTATCGACCTATCAGATATGCATCCGACGTTGTAAGGGTTCTGCATCTCAAAGTTGGTGGAATCTTCACCGAACAACTCATGCATTGTATATTTCTTGAACAGTATAACGTGATTTGCAAAAGACACTAAGCCTGTCGGCCTTTCTCCATCCGCTGTTTCGATCGTTATCTTTCCAGTTCCAGTATACTTATTGGTCGACGTCCAATCATCGGCAAGGCGTAACCCTGAGTATGATAAAAGGTTATCGTTAGTACCTGCAAGATAAAATCTATTGGCATGAGTGGTCAGGAACGAACTGCTGGATGGAGCGCTGCTCAATGTGGTTAATGTAGTGCCATCATATTTACTTAGTTGTAATAGTCTATTCAAGAAGTATAGTTGACTACCATCAAAAAACATTGCTGCATCCCACAATCTGTTATTGTAAATCTCTCCGTACTCATAAACAGCCACCCAAGCTGATCCTGATTGCTTATACATCCCTTTGCCGTTACCACAATACCAAACGCCAGAAAACTTAAATATTTTGTTTATATAGCCTGTGTGTTGACTAAACAATGTGCATCCATCACGAACCTGTAATGTAGGATAAATAAAAGAATCCATATTGAGGACCGAGGTACATTGACTGTCCTTGATCTCTATGGATTCCACGGATTGATTTATTCCGTCTGCCAGTGTGACTATGACAGGCTTTGTTCGATCTGGTGAAGCTGTCCACGGTTGCATTGAATCACCTCCAGTTGTTACGTATTATCATCCTATTGTGAATTAGACGTAACAGTATTCAAATTTAGCTAACCTCATAGTTTTTCCAGCTACAGCCTGGTTGTAAAATCCAAAATATCCACTATTAAACCTCTTACTTACGCAATCAATTTTTAATGTACCGTCAATAAAGACCTTAATACTTCCGTTTTCCGTTTGCTCGATGCGTACGTGATGGGAGACGGCATAATCTAATGTTATTGTAGCGATCGAACTCGTAAATGTTTCTACCACATCATTTGTAGCACTATGATATAGAGATACAGTCGTATCCGCAAACAGCAACAGATACCCAGAATTGCGTCCGTGTATGTTAGAGTTACCAGCTTTGTTCGAAAACCAAGTTAATCCACATTTACTGAACAACACTCCCTCTAACTCTATCACCAACTTTTTACCAGTCTTTATTTGTGCATGTTTTCCTTGGAACAAATACGCATTACTAAAAGCATTGGCGCTGTTGTACTTTATCGATCCGGCGATTACAGGAATGAAGTTTTCAAGTGTTACACCAACACCCGTGATAAGAGTATTATCTTTCTCGGTTTTACTAAATTCAAATGCAGATACGTAAAAAACAGGATCGCTGCTAGTTGGATTAGAGTCACCTGCAGTTAAATTAGATACATTCAATTCAATTCTGTGGTAACCTAGTGCCAAATCCTCTAAAACTAAACTCTTTGTATCATAAAGAGCACTATCCTCGGAATAAAAATTAATCGAATTACCAAGCGTTACACCATTATGGATAACTCTAAGTTTACCACCTATCGTAACCTTAGGGCTTACAATGTATAAATCCATACCTGAAGTATTCACAAAAAAATCGAACGTGAGTGATGAGCCTGTAGAACCGTCTTTGTAAAACAAAAAGTTGTATTTGCTGAACTGTGCGCCATTACTACCAGTAAAAGTGCAGTTATGCTTAACAAATTTCGTGTTTACTGCTGGCACTACAACTCTATCACGGTTATTAATTACTAAGGCATTTGGCCCGTTCTTATCTAATATCTCGAAGAGTATCGTATCTGCAATTAGTTGATAACCAGCATCAGTCATGTGCGCCCCATCTAACATTAAATTGCCCGGAGAAATAGAACCGTTTGTAAACCATTGTTGTTGAGCCGTATTCATATCTACATGTGCGACATTCCTTCTTTTAGCTATATCTAGTACCTTGTTACCATAATTCGCAATTCTTCCATCTGACTGATTAGTCATCATTGTAAAGGTTGGACTTAATAATATCGGAATGAATTTGTTGCTTATACACTTATCAATCATCCCATTTATAGCATTTTCAAATTCATCTAATATGGTTATCGCACCAGCATATCCTGATGCGTCATTAATTCCATACATAATTATTACAGCGTCAGGCTTTTGTGGAACTACAGTGGTATCAAAGTTAGCTAATCCAACTGTTGACTTTTGTCCGTTCGCCCCTGAATTAACTACTATTATGTTGTTATTGTTATAAATCAAGCGTAAGCGACTTTGTAGTGTTTCGGGGTATGGTGTTGCCGATCTCCCACTGCCGGCATCCCCATAAGTAACGCTATCGCCGTAGCACACTATCTTTACTGCTTGACCACTCATCTTATCTATCAAAGGGGATATAGTTAATAAACAAACTTGATTTTTTAATAAATCAAAGTCCGTTTGAGTAACTTTTTCCGCCAACTTCGCATCAGACGTATTTAATCGATCGCCCAATAAAGTATACCCACCGCGTGCGTCCTCGACCTCTGGGCTACTATCGCCACTCTCCAAAATAAGATTATCAATACGTGTATCCATTCCATCTAGGGCTTGTTTTACGTTTGCACCACTTGCTTCTCCGCTATATGTTATATGCTGTGCTAGATGAGCAAGTGGTGAATTTATGTGGTTATTTGCGGTTGCCTGAGCAGTAGTAGCGGAACTGACAGCGGCTGAAATATTAATATTTTGTAAATCATTTTGACCATCCACATATTTCTTACTTACTGCTTGTTGGCTCTCTAAATGAGCAGGAAGCACGCCGCCATTGATAAACTGTTGCGATATATCTTGTGATGCTTGTGACATCTACCACACCCCCATGACATCTTCAATAACAGGGTAATCCGGTGTTTCATCATTCACTTTGTTAAACTCCGTAATTAATCCGTTGTATTTATTCGTGTAATTATTGACCATGGCTACATCGTTAAAGGACTCGCATATTTGTGTGAGAGCTCCGTATACAAGTAGCATGTGAAAGTCTTGGTCAAGATCAGGAACAGCCATTAGATTATCTTCTGTTAGCTGTGTTGGTGACATGTAGTAGAGCAATGATATTCCATTCTCGATAGTCTTTTCAGGTGTTGGGAATATACCTAAGCCAGTAGGACCCACAAAGTAATAGAATGGCGTGTTCGATCTCTTCTTGCTGTCTTGATAGAGGTATTCAGTGCCATCAACGACCACATCAGATAGGTTGCTTCGAGCAAACGGCAAGGAGTATACAAACACATCTTTTTCAAGTGTGTAGATGGACATTGTTTTCACTCTGAATGTTGTTCTGAATAGTTCTCCCTGTATGTTGTTTATCTTACGGATTACACTGTCATTGGACATGCCATGTGGGTACTTCTCTGATATTTCAGCTAATATCTCTTGCAATCTCACGCTGTATCACCCCTTTATAGAGAAAAAAGCCCCTGAGGGGCTAATGATTATACTTTAATTTCTTGCTTGGTGCTGTTCTCAATACGAGCGTTAGTAGCTCTAGTGCTTGTATAAGAGTAGTTGTATATTTCAGCGATAGCTTCAGGCACTTCAACAGGTACTCCGCGTGGCACGGTATAGATAACACCATTGAATCCGATTGGGACAACCTTATCAGATGGGTTCTGTGGGTCATCAGGGATAAGGATAGTTACCTTTTTCATACTTTTTAATTGTTGTTCAGCGTCTTTCTCTGCTGTTTTCGCCTTTCTCTCTAGCCCTTTTTCTTCCATAACCAATTGTTCCGGTGTTTTTTCTTCGTCTTTAGCTGCCATTTGAATTCCTCCTAAAAATAAATATGAGCCCGAAGGCTCCATGGTTCCGATATATTAAATTGTCGCGCCTGATTCATAACGAATGATTGCTAATTCTTGCAGTCTTACTACAGCGAACGCACACTTCCACGCTACACTGTTAAATTGGTTTAATGGGTCAGATACACCACCAGATCCAGCAGGGTGAACGATGATGTCAGGCTTCATGCTACCTTCGATATCAGGAATACCGTAAGCTCCACGACCCAAGAAGATTGTTCCGTATGCATCATTAGCAGCAGGAGCACCAGCACTACCACTAGCGTATTTAACTCCGTTGTCTACTTCCATGAAGTAAATACCATACATCTTACCAAGGAAGCCTTCTTCACGGTTTTTCGTGTTTACATATGTGTTTTGATCCTTCCATTCCTGCATTTGCATAATGTCCATAGCAACGTCTGGATGTACAAGAGCAACATAGCCTTCGCCACCGTTAGGAAGTCTGATTGTTTTAACCTTGTTGCGCTTCATGGTACGGCGAATTCTCAGGATGTCTACTGCGGTAATCTTATCAGCTGGCAACAGCGTGCTACGAGATGCTTTGCTGTTGGCATAGACAACGTTCGTTCCTGCAGCAAGCATGTCCCGAACGATGACATCAATAGACTCTCCTGCATTTTCTCCCATCAAACCAGATGTTTCAGTTAGCAACGCATCATAACCTGTCAGATCAATAAATTCAGAAATCTTTGTCCATGCTCCGTATTCTTGTACAGTTGTAGAAATCTTAACGATGTCCAAGTTCACGCCATCAGGTGTTACACCCTCGGTCAATGCTGTAGTGGATACCGCCAAACTATTCAATCTACGAAAACTAGTTGTAGCACCCTTTCGCTTAGGAATGTTTTTATTCTTCTCACCGAATTTCGTCCAAGTGAGTTCCGGAATTAATCTCTCCAACATTTCATCTTGAAAGAACTCGTGTTGCTCTGCTGTTAGCGCGTTTACTCCTGCTGTAGCGTTATAACCTTGTACGGATGTTGCGAATGTTTGTAGATTCAATTTAAATCGTTTAGTCAGTTTAGACATGGATTTATCCCCCTAATTAGCTCGACCTTTCACACTCTCTCTGAATGCTTTCCTCTCGGCTGGAGACATGGCAGAATAACCACCTGCATGCTCTGGTGAGTCAGCACCCAAAGAACCGGTTGAACTGTCGGCGTTTTGTTGTAAGCTTCTTATCGTTTCTTGCTGTGCTTGTGTACGTGCGCTATTTACTCGATCATCGAACGTGACAATCTTGTATGCATCTTCAAGTGCGTATCCTTTCTCGGCGGCAAATGTAAGGATAGATGCCTTATGCTTGGAAAAGTCAGGATAGTTTGCAGTATCGCTCTCCATACTGTTCAGCTTCGCTTCTACGGAACGAACCATCTCTTCCTCTGCTCGTAGCTTGTCTTTACCTTTAAGCTCGTCTAACTCTTGTTTGAGAGGTTGTATATACTCGCGTATGACATCCTCGGAAACATTTAACTTCTCAGCTTCTTCTTGAATTCTTTGATTTGTTTCATATTCATCAAGTGCAGAAATATAGGCTTCATGGTCCTCAAAACCATTAATCTTGGCTGTACGGTCAAGCATTTGTTGGTATCGATCAGCTTTTTCAGATACCTTGTCGTAGTTCATGCCCTTTTGAATCCAGTCAGGCGCTTCTTCCTCCGACACATAGCGATCTTCTTTGTTGTACTTGACCTTTATCCCTCTAGGCTCTTCCTGTGGTGGGGAGTCATTACCCTCGGTTGGCGTTTCAATTGTTTCTGTAATTTGTTCGGTTACCTCTTCATTGCCGCTATGGTTGGCGGTTTCCATTTCTTCGTACATAGCTAAATCCTCCTTGCTCTGTGGTAGGAGCAAATTTTATATATAGAAAAGGCCCAATGGATTCTCACCATGAGCCTGTTACATACCTATTGGTACGGGTTGTTGCATCTCTTGCGTTAATTGTTGTTGCGGTGCGACAACTGACTGAATCAACTGTAATTGCTGTTCAGGTGGCATCTGATCGAACATCGCCTTCTCTTCAGGCTGCATGCCCTTCACAAACTGCTCAATCTGACCAACAATGCCCTTACTTTCTTCCAACTCTTTCGTTAAGCGATCACGATAAGGTACGACATTCTTAGGAGCAAACTTAAGATATTGTTCAAAAGTTATGTCTCCACGTTCAAGGAACTTGTCCAAGCTCGATAACATGAGTGATTCTGAATAGGTTGATGATGGTCCTACATCAATTTTAAGATTGAGCTCAGTACCTTGATGATCAGTACCTTTGAAATACTCTGGGTATTCTTCGTTCTCGTCGTCCTTCAAGGTGACTTGACGAGCAATGTTGTACTTAACCTTCCAGAAGTCTTCCCATATGCGCCCAATGTCTTCTACAAGGTTGTAAAACCTACGCTTGATGGACTCAATTGGTATGCCTGCCGCCTTTTGGAGCAACATTATAGCTGTAGCATTAAGGTCTGCACTTGGTGCTGTACCTGTTGCGGCGTCATTGGCACCTGTCACCTGTCTAGTGATCGTTAAGATTTGTTCCACTAGATTGGCCGCCGCCGCACTCATGTTTACAGGGTTGAGGTATTTAACTCCATCACCCACACCCGGCGCCGATCTGTCTTCAATCATTTCACCAGGAGCATTTGTAACTTTACTAGGGTCAATAGCCCCTGCCTTGTAGATCAACTTAGGCCATCCGGTTAATTGCGCTGAAAGGATCTGCATAGCCATGAGTAGGTTAATAGCCTTCTGGTTAGGTATGAGTCCCTCAGTCTCACCTATACCAAAGATTGACTTTTTGCGGCGTTCCCATTGCATTACAGCCACGGGGTATAGACTAAGGTTAGTGCTTGTCGCCTTCTTGATGGTTAAACCGGATGAAACTTTACAAAAATATATATTTTCATCTTTACCTTTCCAGTACCTTGTGATGACTGTCACCTTACCTGTATCGTTTACCTCAGTCTTAGCGCCATCATATACCTCATCTTGCGTATCCTTATCAGGCTTGATCTGGGTGACCATTTCCTTACTCATCCCATTGGCCCGCGCTTGATCCCTGATGCTTTTCACATCTTCACGACTGGATATAAGGATATATGGTTGTTCCTGTACCTTTCTCTGCTGAGGATTGCCAAAGAAAATGTTTACAGGGTCAAGGACCTCACCTTCCAACTCTCCGATCCACGGAAACTCCCTTCCGCCTTTTTTATTAACGTCGAAGTAGTAATGTATCGCCACAGTGCCAGTGTTAGCAGCTATGTCCAAGGCTTCCTCGTTCAACTCATCTTGCTTGAGTCGTTCCCAAGTAGCATCAGCATAACGACTGAACAGGTCACCAGTGTCACTCTCGGCTTCGCTGTCCATCTCTTGATTGGTGTACATCAGCTTTATTTGCTCTGACATGACATTGGCTACCTTGTGACCCTCAATCATCTTGATAACATTGAACACGGGACGTGGCATTGATCTAGTACGCTGTGTAGGTGCAGGCCATTGATCGCCAGCCTTCATACGCTCCATTTCAGGCCATTTATCAAGAAAGCCCATCCTACGTTTATAGGACAGGCCATCTTGATATTGTTTTGCAATCTCGCCAGCTAACTTATCTGCTGCTACTACATCTTCCATTTACTCACCTTCTTTCTTGCCGTATAGATACTCATTCATAATGTCTGTCGTTAGATCTAGCGGTGGCTGTACTTGTGCGGCACCGATTAACTCACGCATCTTGGAGTTGATTAACTTGATTGTTTCATCATCCAAGTTAGGTAGTTTTAACAACTCTCCTAGCTTTTGAATATCTTCTACCATGCTATATACTCACCTCCACTTGGTTCCTCCGTCCGGAACGGGAACGGGGTTTGTGGTTTGTTTCCTTCTGGAATATCTCCATTAAAGTAAATAAACCTGTTAAGCGCTTGAGACATTGCATCTACTTGGTCATCATGCTTGCCATTTGGAAAACTCGCTGCTTCCTCAACAAAGTCATGTACCCACTCTGCTTGACGTGGTAAGTAAACATTTCCACTCTCGATAAAGGCGGATACAGCATTAACGCGCGCCACCTTACCACCTTCTGGATTCACTGGTATGATACCGCCTATCTCCTTATGCAGTGTGGAAATGATAGCCGACCCATTAGCTTTATCTTCAATGAGCTTCCATGATGCATCAGGATGTTTAACATGCATATTGCGTATGGATTGCACAGTAGCCCTAAAGTTCATTTTAGCCCTCACCTGATCAATCAGGTACATGTCCGCTTGATTCTTGCCCCATGCCTGTATGACCACGTAGTCACTGTCATCACTGTCTTTAAACGCTGCATCCACACTGATAAGTTTTGAAGCAATTGGCGGTAATACATCGTAATATTTCCACCAATCACGCTTGAGCATGTTACCTTCTTGACTTGTAGGTCTGCCTTGATAAAGAGAGTTAAAAGATGATGGATACTTTTTACGAGTCTCAATAAATTTGTAACTGTACCGTTCAGGCCATAGCGGTTCTCCTGGATCACGTCCAAGAAAGTCTCCTTCTTCTGCTTCCAGTGGCATGTTAATCATGTTCATTGGTATCGGCTTCCCATATTCAGGATTCTGTAGCCTGCCGATCAAATCATCTTCATGCCATCTGGTCATAATAAATATACAAATAGCACCGGGATGAAGACGTGTTGAGAACGAATCAATCCATTCTCCCCACATCTTTTCCCGGTACACTTGCGAATCTGCTTCTTCACGGTTCTTTATCGGGTCATCAATGACCATTAGATCAGCACCCTCACCTGTGACCCCGGCAAGAATACCACGTGAGATCATACCACCTCGCGTTCCGTCTATATCCCAGTCTGATGATGACTTAGTTGATGGGCTAACTTTCAACTCAAATAACTCTTCACCATACTTTGTCATCTTCTGTAGGTTCTTCTTACCGAACTTGGACGCAAACGTGGTGTTGTATGATCCCTCGATGATTCGGTCATTTGGGAAGTGTCCTAGATAATAGCTAGGCAATGTTTCCGTTACCGTCATCGACTTACCATGTCGTGGTGGGATTGATAACCCGATGTATTGTTCTTCCATGGGTATCTTGCCAGCGATCATATCCTTTTTACGGTCAATAGCTTCTTGAATGATCTCAGCAATAAATATTCCGTGGCGACTATCCTTATATAGACCATCATGAACATATTTTATATAGTCGTAATAATTACTTTTTGCCTGTTCTTTACTTTCAATCTCAAGCAGTTGAAGAAGCTCCAATTCCTCGGCGTTGGTTAAGCTCATCTATCCTCGCCCTCCGTTCATCCGGAGTCATGTTTGTTAACTCTTGATTAGTATTGTTAAGACCACCTTTAAGAGTAACGTTATCATTAAACATGCCTAAGTGACGCGCTATAGAGTCCAGTGAACCCTTCTTGTCGTGAAGCTTAAGCGATATGCCATCCTTGGTTTGTTTGATCTCAGCAACAGCATCAAGCTTGTTACGGTCGATGGTATCAGTATCGAATATATCTACAGTCTTGTACGTTTGCATTCCAAGTTAGGTCATGACTTCCTTTTCTTCAACCTTTAAGTAATCGGCTATATTACTGAATCCAAGCTTTGCATACTCTCTCAGCACCATATCAGCAGTGATTTCCACACGTTTTGACCGTTCATCCATCAAATCTTGTATATATTTTTGAAGGTCAGGTTTGGTCAAGTTTTCTTGTCCTATCTGTTTAGCCGTTCTTTCACTGTATCCAGCCCTTATTGCCGCCTGTGCAGCATTGAGGTCAACAATGTATTCCTTAGCAAACATCTCTTGTTTTGCCGTCAATGCCATCTCATTCAACTCCTTTATGTAAAAGCACCAGTTATGGTGCTACAACTGTCCAATCTTCTGCAAGAATATCTGTCTGACTCGCAAGCCAAGGAACAAACTTATTATCAGCCGTCTTCATACCGATCCAAGGGAGCAATCCTAAACATTCTCCTTCAACAGTGTCCTGCCCGTTACCATGTGGTGCTTGTAAGATAGTGTAGTTCTCAGCTTTCACAAGTCCCAACCACATACCCTTACCATTCCAACCCGAACGACCAATCTTATTTCCTTCTTTCAACTTCTCAAGAGCTTGACCAAAATTCATTTGTTTCACCCTTTCTCAAATCCATAATAAAAAGGCACCAAGTCCATAGACCTGATGCCTTTCTGTAATCCCTCTATTCAATGTATTAGCACAATATATTGAGGGGTTAATATTTTTTTGACCTTGACAGGATTCGAACCTGCCCGTTGCCGCTAAGGTCATAATAAAATATAATCACGGTGATCTTACCCGCATTCCCCGCACAGCACCCTTGACGATCCACGTCTACGGTCATATAATGACCTACAGCACAGCCGAGTCCTGCCAAGGTAAGGGTTAGCAGGGACACCCGAGTAACGTTCTACTCTATGTCCCTACTTTAATAGTGTTCAGCCTTCAAATTATCGTCATGATACCGTCAGATTTTAGATGATTCCAGCAACTTTCAATGTATTAGTAATTGTGATTAAACCCTTTTCTATTCTCCGATCTA